CGCTGCGGAGCAACCACCATGAGCGCGTCAGCGAGGTAATCGACAACCAGCGTGCTGGTGAACGTGTTGGTGTTCTGCGGCGCGTGGATCTGGGTCTGGCGCAGAAGCTCGGCGTGGTTCTCGATGAGGAACTGCCGGCGATTGGCACCAGCGGTCATCTTCTTGTGAGCCTCGAGGAGCGGGTTGCCGAGGTTCTCAATGCGCACCGGGGCGATGGGCTCCGGGGCAGGGGCGGCGGTGGGGGCCTTGGCGCTGATCGCGGCGGCGACGGCCTTGGCGACGATGGCCTCAATGTCGATGGCGGACGGGGCGGCAGGAGCCGGCGCAGCGGGAGCGGCCGGCACCACGGGATCGGGGGTCTTGTTTTCCATGTTGTGTGGTGGTTGTGATGTCGGCGCGGTGATCGCGCCATCGGCGGCAGCGGAAATGCTGCCGGTCGAAAGTTTGGGGAGAGACGCACGGAACCACGCACGAGCGGCGTTGGCTTCCATAGCTGGCTTCTCCTCGGAGATTTTGTCAGCCAGTCCGAAGGTGATGGCTTCGGAAGACGTGAACCACGTCTCAGCTTTCATTGCGGCCCGGATTGCCGAGGCGGTCTTGCCGGTCTTCTTTTCGTAGACGCCAGACAAGATCGCGGCGTGCTGGTCGAGGGCGTCGGCCATTTTCCGCATATCGTCGGACGTGCCAGCGGTGAGGCCCGACGGGTCGTGAATCATCATCAGAGCCGCGTCGGCGATCTCTACGGTGTCACCGGCCAGAGCAATGATCGAAGCGATAGAAGCAGCCACACCGACTACCTTGGTGGTCACGGCAGATTGCCGGCCGCGCAGCATGTTGTAGATCGCAAGGCCGTCCCAGACGTTACCTCCGGGGCTGTTGATCTCGACATTCAAGGGCCCGGGGCCGACGGCTTGAAGCGTATCAGCAAACGACTTAGCCGTGATGCCGGAATTGGAAAACCAGTCCTCGCCGATCTGGTCGAAGATGTGGATGGTCGCGGCCTCGGTGGCAGCGGCCCGGGGGCTGTAGGACAGCCAGTTGGTTACCTTGGTCATTTCTTCTTTCGTTTGCGTTTGGCCGATGCGGTGGGAGTCACCGACGGCGTGGGCGTCATCATTTCCTTGGGATCTTCGTCCTCCGGAACTTCGGCTTCGGCTTCCTCGACTTCAGCCGGGGCCGGCGCGATTGGGAGTTTCTGGGCTCGTGAGATTTCGGACACGTCGATGTCGTATTTCTCAGCAAGCTCGTGAATGAACTTGGCCTGCTGGGCCTTGGCCTCGAGGGCCGAACGCCAGTCAATGCCGCGGGCTCCGTAGACTTCGTCGTAGGTGGTCACACCGGCCTCGAGTTCAGCAAGCTGGGCGGCAGAGTTGCGGCCAACGTCAACATTCGGAGCCCGGGGGGCTTGGATTGCGACCTCGTACCAATCGTCTGGGGAGTCTTGAAGACTCGGATCCACGCGAATGGCGTAGTCCATGACGTATTCCCAGATGCGTCGGGCGGCAGACGCCATGACCATGTGACGGGACCGGAACCAGACGGCGGACATATCCAGCGCACCGCGGTAGACGGTGCCCTGCATGGATTCCGGATAGACCAAGACGTAAGGAATCCCAACGCCGGCGCAGACCTTTTCGGTCAATTGCCGCCAGTATTCCCTCATATTGACCGACGGGCGGTCGGAAACAAACTGCTCAAACTCGTCGCCCGACTTCATCACCTTCACAGAACCGCCGAACACGGCCTCGTAGTAGCTCTGCGCGTTGCCCTGATTGGCTCCGGCACCGGAACGCAGACTGGTTGCCTGCACCTCGCCGGAGGATGTCTTGACCACTTGGGCGACACTGGACGCCAGCTTGCACGATTCCATCTCCAGCTTTTGGAGATCGTCGAGGTCGTGCAGGTCATTGATGACGCACGCCACAAACGGCAGTCCGCGAAGCTGGTTTGACCGCTGGGGCTCGTAGATGTGAACGATGGAGTCAGCGTTGACCGGCCGGATGTCGGTCAATTCGCCCTGCTTGCGCTCTTGGCCGACGTAGAAAGACAAGGCACGGCCAGTTTTCAGGTCAAAACGCACACCGTCGAAGATGTCGGCGGTGTTCTCTTGGCCGGTCGGGGTGGCAATCTGCTGCGGCTCAATCATCTGGAGCCGGGGCCGGCCGGTGTCACCCTTGGTCAACAGCAAGAAACTCTCACCATCGTAAAACCATCCCCGGGAAGCCAAGCCCATGAGGGTTCCAAACGATTGCCGGGATCCGATGTCCGGGTAGCGGCACCAAGTGTCCCACCACTTCTTTGCCCGCATATTCCAGTCCGGATCCGAGGATGCCGGCTGGACTGAAAAGCTGGATCCGACCGTGTAGGACTCGAACAGGTCGCCCAGGCGGTTCATCACCGCATTGTTCTGCTCAAAGAATCGGGACTTTCGGACAAGTGCTTGCCGGGTCCATGAGGAAACATCGAAGCGAGACGACGTGTAGGACGTGTCCAGATAGGAACGGCGCAGACTGTTGCCTGCTCCCTCGTATTTATCAACAGGGGCCGACCGGAACCGAGACAAGATGGAATCAAAAAGTCCCATTTTAGCTCATCTGGTTCCCGATGTAGGGCTCCCGGCGTAATTGCGAGAAGTCCCCAGTGTAGGACGTAGTGGCAATGAGTACCGCGGCCAGCATCTTGTTGTAGATCTGGGTGTCGGTAGGGCTGGCAACACCGGAAATGCTAAGCAATTCGACGGCGTATTCGTAATCCGCAATGAGGCTTTCCCACATTTCCACCATTTCGGACGGGGTGGGGGCACCTTTGCCGGGCTCGGCAAACTCAACCGATACATCCGAGGATGAAGTCGAACGGACAACCTGCCCGGATTCAATGACGGTAGCCGCGGCAATGACCTTTGCAGTCAGGGCAGCAAACAGAGTCACGCCTCCCAGTGTCGAATAGACAGAGCGGAGGTAGGCTCGCTTGATAGCCACCGTGAATGTGAACATTCCGGTGAGACACTGGACGATCAGTCCGCCACTTCAAGCGGTTAGTAAAACTCAGCCACCGGTCTCGGTTACCATGTCATTCCAGAGCATCACCATGGCAAGTTGCATGATTTCGCAGTCGTGAAGATGGTCTGGCCACTTCTGATTCCGTTTAACCCAAACGTGTTTGATCCGGCCGGCACGATTTGCCTGTGGGCGCAGGATGTGTGAGTCAAGGTGACGCCAGTAAAGGTCTGGGTCGGCGACGTAAGCACCTTCGGCCTGGACGTTTGGGGGGCTTTGATGGACGCCCCAGTCCCGGTCAATGTCTCCCTTGCGGAGTCTCGAGAGCATATCCCGAAGGTGCTCGGTATCGAACACTAGGAGGGGTTGCACCACGTCAGTCCTCATCGAGGAAGAAGTCGACAGGCCGAACGGGTGAACGGCTCCGGACTTGGCTGTGAAACGGGCACCAGTCTCGCGGCCTTTCAATGGCATCCATCCAATGATTGCCGGTTTCCGAAGTCCTCCCTCTGGTGGAAAGCGGAGTCCACAGGGGTAATTCACTGGGTTGCCGGTCACCTCGGAATACGAGGCGCACGCATCGTAGACGGCCTGCGTGTTAAATCCGGAATCAATGCCAACATCCATGTCGTGGACCTCGAGGGCCACTTGCACCCGTCGGAGGGCGGCAAAGTCGTCTGCATGGCCGGCTGCAATCAGCGTGCTGTTGCCGTCCTTCCATTCGCGGCACACCCACCACAAGAAAGGCGCGACGGCCTGCACGTCTGCCGTGAGGTATCGGCGACCACCATCGACATTAACCGGTGCCGCGGTCTCTTTGCGGTCTTGCTGGATGTCTTGCTGCTCCCACGGCTCGGCAAGGTTGCCGTTGATAAAGCCCTGAAGGCCGGCCATCGACCCCTTGGCCTCGAGGAATGAAACGGCAAGGTGGCCCCATGTGCATTTGCGATCCGGGCTGTAGAGGCTGCTCAGATGGTAGGACCGAACTCCGGGCATGGCGTTAGGGTTCTCTGGTCTCCATTGGCCATGTCGGAGCGCGGCGACCTTGTGCGCGTCGGTGATTTTGCCAGCGCATAGCTGGCAAACGTAATGGGCAGAGGCTCGGATCTTCCCGAGGTCGTGCTTGCCGTCTTCCCCTCGAGCATCGTCCCAAGTGACTTGCCTCCATTCCAGTTTGATGAACTCCCGGCAATGGGGGCACGGTAGGTAAAACCGGCGCTGGTCCCCGCGAAGGAACCGTTGCCAGATCCGACCTTCAACCACGGTTGGCGTCGAGGTCATGAACGCCTTCGAGCTGGAGAATGACTTGAGGCGCTGTTCAGCTAGATCCAAGGCATCGGCCTCCTTGGCCGTGGCCTCGGCGAACTTGTCCACCTCGTCGGCAATGAGCACCCGGACGGGTCGGCTGGCTAGGTTGGCCGGTGAGTTTGACCCCACGAACGTCAGCGTCGATCGGTCAAAGAATTGTTCGAGGTGGGTGAGCTTGTCCCGATCCATTGGGAAGTGCGCGACAATGGCCGGGCAGTCTTCCAACATTGGCATCCATCGAGACTTGGAGAACGACCGTGCCAAACTCTCGGTCGGCATGAGCCACAGGGCCGGACTCGGCTCGTTGTCGATGAGCCACGCAAGGCCGGCCATCAGTGTGGTTGTTTTGCTGGTCTGCGATCCCCAGCAAAGCGTCATTTCCGACACGCTGGAGTCCTTCCAACATTCGAGTGGCTCTCTTGTGTAGGGCCGGACCGAGGTGGAGAACGGCCCCGGGTGCTCGGTCTGGCGGGCGGTCAGCTTGAGATTCTCCTCGGCCCAATCAACGACCGTCTGCTGTGGGGTCGGCCTGTAGAGGTTGCGGCGGTAGTCCAAGAGGGAACGCTCGAGGTCGGTCAGGATTTCCATGGGTCGGTGTTGTGAAGGGTCTTGAGCGCCACCTCTTGAACCCACCGGTTCAACTCGCGTTCAGCGTGCTCTGGGTCGTGAGGGGCGATCCGGCCGGCCAGTTGCTTCGGCATGGACTTCAGCAGGCTGGCAACGGAACCGTCGTGCTCCTGCATTACCCGGCGCACCCAATCGCCCGAAACAAGTGTCCGCTCACGTTCTGACAAGGTGAGCACCTCCTCGCGTGCCTGGGTGAGGTTACGGGCAGCTTGGGCATGGATGGAGACCAGTCGGCCTGCATCGGATTGTCCCTTCTCCAATGCGCGGACGGTCAGCTTGTAGGCTTCACGTTCAATCTGCCGCTGCCGCTCGTAGGCTCCCTGCGGGGTGTCTGCTGTGACCGTAGTTGAATCCGTTGGAGCCCGGGCCTCTGGTGGTCGGTACGGTCCCGGATCGGTCGATGATCCCGAAACAGATTTCGGGATGATGCTGGAACGCTTCTGTGCTGACATTCCACGCCAACCGTCTGCGGCCTCGGGGCTGTCGAGTGGCATTCCTGCCTTCACCAACTGGGAGACTCGGCCTTTGGTTAGACCGCTGTGTTTGACGTACTCGCTTTGTGTCATAGCAATTTCGGATTCTCTAGAGACCTTTTGATTGATTCTCTCATGTGAGAATACTTTGCCAGTCCGGTTCCATCGCATGAGTCCGCACCTAACTCATTGAAATACTCATATCTACCGGGAGTGTTGATGCGTCCAATATGACACCATTTACCCATGATCTTTGATGCTTTTACGATTGCAGCAGCAAAGCGGGACATCTTCCACTCGGTTGATCCACCGATGAAAACTGCGTCAATTTGATCCCAAGGAATCGCGATATGTTCCTGACCGTCTTGACAGACAAGAGCAATAGGCCAGCCAACCAGTTTTGGTTTCCAATACTGGAAGCATTCTAAAGTCCTTATTGCTGATCCAACAACGTCTGGAGCGGCAACAAAGCGGCAAAGATGTTTTCTTGGCTCATGCTTTTTGAGCGTCCGCATAAAAGCATCAGCGTTGAATTTGCTAAAAGCTCCGTTGTCGATTCCAAATTTACCCTCTGGACGCTTTGGGTTCAGACCCGTGAGCGGAGTGAATAACTGTTCAACCCGAACTCCCAATTCGCTTTCACACAGATCAAAGTCTGTGGATGTATCCAGCATGACGATCATAGACCAGAATCGTTGAGCTTCTTGCAAGCGGGACAAACTCCGCATGGTTTCAGCCCTCCATTGTAGCAAGTCCAAATATTGGAGCCGTTGATGCCCATGTCTTTTGCGATTCCAGCAATCTCCCATTTGCGCTTGTCGATGTACGGAGCGCATATTTCGACACTGTAACCTGATTCGTTGACTGTCTTTTGCATCGCGTCAATGAATCCACGCCGACAGTCTGGGAACTGCTCCTCATCGTCTTTGTTGCACCCAATAGTCACAGTGTCAGATCCAGACTCACAAGCGAAGTTGACAGCAATGCTAAGGAATATGGCATTACGATTTGGGACAACCCACGATTGCTCGGTGAGTCCACCAAGCGGTGGAAGATCGACAACGGTGAAGACCACTTCAGCAAGCTTTGCATGATACTTGGCGCACAGAAGTTCCTGCCGGTGACGTTGACGATAATCGAACATCAACGCATGGAGTGAGTGACCCTGACTTATTAGGTCATACATCATCGTTACACTGTCGAGTCCACCGGATAGGAGGTGGACTATTCTCTTTTGCATATGAGGGTTGTTCATGGGTCATCGGAGACTTTCGGGAAGGTTCTCGGGCTTCTCTCCCATGATCTCCCGGAGTCCCCGGGCGATGGTGGCCCGCTTCGGATCCCGCGGGTGGGCGTCCGCGGTCTGGCTCTCGGCGAACTGTTCCGGGGTCATGGTGCCAGCACGAATCCGGGCCATGGCCCAGCGGATCAAATGGTGGCCGTAGTTCAACATTAGGTAATCGGCAGAAACACTGATTTTCATATTGTTGTTTATGGTAATAAACTGGGTTTAAGCACAAATATTGAATGGGGTCTCGCGTTCACCA